CTCTAAAATTCCTCCGGGGGGATATTTGGGGGCATGCTTTTAAACGGGGTACCGGTAGTTTCACTAAAAAGGTAGTTTGGTTTCCTCCTTCTCCTTTCAAGAAGCCGATTCGGTCTTTGAAACTCTCGGTATCTCGTCTAAAAGTATGCTCAACCATATTTAAAGAAAGTAAAACAGGGAACAATGTTTGAATAACTATACAAGGAGGAGCAAAAAATAATGACAGAGCCTAAACCTATCCTACATCAAGCGGATGTTGAAGCTGTTATTGCGCATGTACATGGTGAATTGGCTGAGGCTGAGTCGCCATCTAGTGCGACAGCAGCTCAATTGGCCGATGCCACCCATGCAATCAACACGACAGGCAAGGTCGCGGGCAAACAAGTTTGGGATACTACTAATAATATTCCGCTTTTTGCAGATGGACCACTTGCTACGGATCACTGGTTCACCATTGCTGGGGTAGATACGATTACTCCAATCTAATACTGGACTAAACATTGTTTCTTGTTTTACTTTTTTCTATATTTGAGGAATGGAGGTGAATGGTGGTGGCTAGTTCGAGAAAGTCTGCTAGTCAGCCCGCAAGACGATGCCCTCCGGCATCTACACCAGAGATTCGAGAGCATCAACTAATTTCTCTTGCCGTCGACTTAGCTGAAAAGCAACTTTCAGAGGGAACAGCATCATCGCAAGTCATAACTCATTACCTCAAACTCGGTTCTACTAAAGAACGTCTCGAAAAAGAAAAACTCGAAGGTGAGAATGCGTTATTACGAGCTAAGACGGATTCTCTAAGGTCTGCAAAGAATGTTGCGGAGCTCTACCAAGACGCTCTTACAGCGATGCGGACTTATAGTGGCCGAGATAGGAGAGACGAGACCGATGATTAAAACTTACTCTGAGTTGCAAAAGATAGCGTTCTTTAAAGATCGCTATAAGTACTTACGTCTTGGTGGAACAGTAGGAATGAGCACGTTTGGGTTTGATAGGTATTTAAATCAAGTTTTATACAGATCAAACCGATGGAGAAAGACTCGACGTGATATAATCATTAGAGATAATGGTTGTGATCTTGGCGTTGAGGGTTATGAGATTACCCATAGCGTGTTTGTTCATCATATGAATGCCCTTTCTCTTGAAGACATTGAGTTTCTTCGAGAAGACATATTTGATCCAGAGTTTCTAATCTGTACATCAGAGAAAACTCACAACGCCATTCACTTTGGCGATGAAAGTTTATTGCCGCAGCCACTAGTTGAACGAAGAGCTGGGGACACGTGTCCTTGGCGGTAAGGAGGATCTTTATGCCGGTAGAAATGGATCCAAAAACTATAATCCTTACAAGTATTAAAAAAATGCTTGGTATGGAAGCCTCATATGTAGCTTTTGATACGGATATTATTATCCTTATCAACTCCGCATTCATGGTACTTAACCAACTTGGTGTTGGTCCCTCTGCTGGTTTTAGTATTAGCAGTGGTGCCGAGCTATGGTCTGCTTTTATCACCGATGCGACCATTATCGAAGAAGTTAAAGCTTATGTCTATCTCAAAGTAAAATTGATATTTGATCCTCCAACTAGTGCCGCAGTAATCCAGGCTTTTAAAGAGGCCATTGCGGAAGCTGAGTCTCGAATGAATACTCAAGTAGAATATTTAGCCGCACAAGCGGCAGCGCTTTTGGTTGTTGTAGATCCTGAAGAATAAAGGAGGTGAGAAGCAATGAACGACATGATTGGCAAACAAATTGCTGACGATTACATCGAACATTTCGGCATTAATGGCATGAAATGGGGAATCCGAAGAACTCGAGAGTTTCTTGCAAAACTTGCTGGCCGATATTCTGCAAATAGGAAAGCCAGGGCGGTAGCAAGAGTCGAAAAAGCGGGGCCGAACGCTAATAGAAAAAGACTTAGTGAGATTGACGATGAAACTCTTAAAAGGGTTATCGCTCGTCTTAAACTAGAACAAGAGTACAAAACTTTGGCGGCATCCGCAGAAGTTGCAACGGGTAAAGGATTAGCCCGCAAAATTTTAGAGGCATCTGCTGCGGATCTTGCTAAAAAGTTTATTGAGGGTTCTGGCGCAAAGCTCGGTTCTTATGCGGCGGACAAATTTACCAAACCTAAACAGGCAGAACTGGACGCCGCGCTTCAGGACGAAGCAAATCGCACTAAGTACGAGAACGAGAGACGAGACGCTGCTCGCCGAGCAAAGGGAGCAAAAGAAGACGCCGAGGACGCTGAGAAGAAGGCTAAAAAGGAAGCCAAGAAAGCGGCAAAGAAAAAGTAGGAGGCATCTAAATGGGTCTATCGAATACAGCAACGCCGATCTATTACGGTCAGTTTCGTGCGGCTGTAATACGAGGAGAGATTCCAGTCTGTAAAGAGATAGTCATGGAGATGAATCGGATTGATAGTTTAATTGCTAACCCAGCGTTTTACTATGATGATCAAGCGGTTAATGGCTTTGTCGAATTCTGCGATAATGAACTAACTCTTACAGATGGTGGAGACCTGCATCTTCTCGACAGCTTTAAACTTTGGGCAGAACAAGTATTTGGATGGTACTACTTTGTTGAGCGAAGTGTATACCAGCCAACACCCAACAATCATGGTGGCAGGTATGTTAAGAAGACGATTATGAAACGTCTTGTTAATAAACAGTTCATAATTACCGCGCGTGGGGCTGCGAAGTCAATGTACGAGTCTTGTGTTCAGGGGTTCTATCTAAATGTTGACACGGACACAACTAAACAGATTACAACCGCCCCAACAATGAAACAAGCAGATGAAGTTATGTCCCCGCTTCGAACGGCTATTGTTAGATCTCGAGGACCACTGTTTAGGTTTCTAACAGAAGGGTCCCTTCAGAACACCACAGGGTCTAGAGCAGATAGAGTTAAACTTGCCTCTACAAAGAATGGTATTGAGAACTTTTTAACGGGTTCTCTTCTCGAGGTTCGTCCTATGTCTATTGACAAACTGCAAGGACTTCGTGTTAAGATAGCCACTGTTGATGAATGGCTTTCTGGGGACATTCGCGAGGATGTTATAGGCGCGATCGAACAAGGTGCGTCTAAGTTGGATGACTATCTAATCATTGCGACAAGTTCAGAAGGTACTGTTCGTAATAGTAGCGGCGATACAATCAAAATGGAATTACTTAGTATTCTTCGTGGTGACTACATTAATCCCCATGTCTCCATTTGGTATTACAGACTTGATGACGTTCAGGAGGTTAATGACCCTTCCCTTTGGTTGAAAGCTAATCCCAACTTGGGAAAGACTGTTACGTACGAAACCTATCAGTTGGACGTCGAAAGAGCAGAACAGGCCCCCGCATCAAGGAATGATATTTTAGCTAAACGGTTTGGCATTCCTATGGAGGGCTATACTTACTTTTTTACTTATGAGGAAACCATTCCTGGAAAACAATGTGACTTCTGGCAAATGACGTGCGCTCTTGGAATCGATCTTTCTCAAGGTGATGACTTCTGCGCCTTTACGTTTACCTTTCCTTTGCCCAATGGTACGTTTGGCGTCAAGACTCGATGCTATATTTCAGCCATAACTCTGATGAAACTTCCTGGGGCAATGCGTTTTAAGTACGAGCAGTTTATCAATGAGGGAAGTCTCATGGTTTTGGATGGAACAGTTCTCGACATGATGGAGGTGTATGAGGATTTAGAGAAACATATTGCAAACTGTGGTTATGACGTTCGCTGTGTGGGTTTCGATCCTTATAATGCTAAAGAGTTCATGCAACGTTGGGAACAGGAGAATGGTCCTCAAGGAATAGAGAAAGTAATCCAGGGTGCAAGAACGGAGTCTGTGCCACTAGGTGAACTGAAGAAGTTTGCTGAGCAAAGGATGCTAATCTTCGATCAGGAGCTTATGCGTTTTGCTATGGGCAATGCTATAACTCTTGAGGATACTAATGGTAATCGGAAACTTCTTAAAAAGCGTCAAGAGCAGAAAATTGATAGTGTCTCTGCGCTCATGGATGGTTACATAGCCTATAAAGTAAACAAGGAAAGCTTTGAGTAAAGGAGGTAAGCATGAGTAATAAACTATTGACTGAAAAAGAAGTTGCCCCATTGTTACACTATGGCAAACTAGGTATGCATTGGGGAGTTCGTAATGAACCAAAGCCCTCTCCTGGAGGAAGGAGATTGCGGGACCTATCCGATGCAGAACGACAAGCAATTATGGACGATGAGAAATCTCAGCGAGCAAAAAGTGCAACCGCTTACAAAAATGCAAAAACTGATGCTGAAAAAACGAGGATAGCGGACAAGCGGGATAAAGAAGAATCGGATAATCAAAGTATTTGGGAAATCGATTTGGAAATAAGTCCTCGTATGGCTAAGGTTATTTCTAAAGTAAAACCAATGCTGCGGACACAGGTGTCTGATATGTGGGGTCCAAAGGCAACACCTGAAGAGGCCGCTGCTTTTTGGAAGGGTCTTGCTGCTTCGTACGAAGAAGAAGCTAGACAAAAGAAACGCTAACTATATTTACTAAGAAGGAGGTGGTGTGCAATGGGAGAATCATTCGGTAGTAGGCTTCAACATGCGTGGAACGCCTTCTTCAGTCGAGACCCGACTAAACTTTATAGGGAAGACATTGGCCTAACTTATAGTAATCGTCCGGACAGACTTCGATTAAAGTCTGGAAATGAACGGTCTATTATTTCCGCTATCTATAATCAGATTTCTACGGACGTCGCTGCTATTGATATTCGGCATGTTAGGCTTGATGAAAACGAGAGATACGCAGAAACAGTCAAGTCTGGTTTGAATAATTGTCTTACTTTGGAAGCTAATATTGACCAATCGGGAAGGGCTTTCATACAAGATATTATGTTGTCCATGTTTGAAGAAGGCGCTGTGGCGATTGTTCCAGTCGATACAACATCTAGTCCTACAGCTTCTAATTCTTACGATATTCAAACTATGCGCACGGGAAAAATTCTTGAATGGGCTCCAAGGCATGTTCGGGTTAACGTGTACAATGATAAAACCGGTCAGAGAGAAGAACTTACCCTTCCCAAAACCATGGTCGCCATCATTGAAAACCCATTCTATGCGGTAATGAATGAGCCAAACTCAATTGCGAGAAGGCTGGTTGAGAAACTTAATTTGCTCGATGCCATTGATAATCAAAGTGGGTCGGGTAAGTTGGACATCATCATTCAGTTGCCATTCATAGTAAAGTCTCCCGCGCGTATACTGCAGGCCGAAGAACGGCGAAAGCAAATCGAGAACCAGTTAACAAATTCCAAGTATGGCATTGCTTACATTGATGGTACTGAGCATGTAACACAGTTAAATCGGCCAGTCGAAAACAATTTGATGGCTCAAATCGAGTTTCTAACGAGTATGCTTTACAGCCAGTTAGGCTTGACAAAAGCGATCTTTGATGGGACTGCCGATGAAGCTACCATGCTTAATTACTATAATCGTACGGTCGAACCAAGTTTGTCGGCGATTACGGGTGGTATGAAACGAACGTTATTGACGAAGACGGCTCGATCCCAAGGTCAATCGATCATGTATTTCAGAGACTCGTTCAAACTTGTGCCACTTATCAATCTGGCGGACATTGCTGATAAGTTTACTCGTAACGCAATCCTAAGTTCTAATGAAATGCGTTCTGTTGTAGGGTTTAAACCCTCTAAACAACCGGATGCGGACGAATTGCGTAACAAGAATCTTAATCAGGCTGACAATCAGGAACCAGAAAAGATAAGCAGACCACCCATTAAGTTGATCGCTAACAAATAGAAAGGACAAATCAAAATGGAAAAAAAATGGGATTTTAGTGGGTATGTCACTAAGAATGATCTTAAATGTTCCGACGGTCGTACGATTCGTAAGGATGCATTTAAGGATAGTGACGGGATTACTGTTCCTTTGGTGTGGCAGCACATGCATAATGATCCTGCCAACGTTCTTGGCCATGCGCTTCTCGAGAATCGGAGTGACGGTACCTATGGTTATTGCCTGTTGAATGACACGCCAACTGGTAAGAACGCAAAGGTCCTCATAGAGCATGGCGATATTTCTTCAATGTCAATCTACGCAAATCAGTTAAAACAGGCGGGACAGGACGTTCTTCATGGTTTTATTCGTGAGGTAAGTCTTGTTCTGACTGGAGCAAATCCTGGTGCTCATATCGAGAACATCAGTTTTTCTCACTCTGATGGAACAGAAAAGATTGACGACGAAGAAGCAGTCATTTTGGCCGGTGAAAAGATTACCCTCGACGAGGAGGAAGACATTGAGCATGCGGATGAGGAAAAAGGGAAGACTGTTGGCGATGTATTTGACAGTCTAAACGAGGAACAGAAAAACGTAGTGTATGCTATGTTGGCGCATGCTGTTAGCGACAAAGAAGACGGCCAAGGTGAGGCTGCCGCCCAGTCTGATGCGGAAACTGAGGACTCAATTAAACATTCTGATGAAGGAGAAAGCGTTATGAAAAACAACGTATTCGAAGGTAAACAAGAAACACTTCCGGAAAAGAAGCGGGTTACTTTGACTCGTGAGCAACTTAAGGAGCTCTTCGCGGATGCTGAGAAAACTGGTTCTCTTAGGACGAGTTTCTTGGCACATGCTGGCACCTATGGCGTGGACAACATTGACTATCTTTTCCCGGATGCCAGGACCGTTACCCCGACTCCCGATGTTATCGGGCGTAACATGGAATGGGTGACCACTGTTCTTAACGGGGCCAAACATTCTCCGTTCTCTCGGATTAGGTCAACGGCCGTGACTCTTACGGCTGATCAGGCCCGTGCTAAAGGTTACGTAAAGGGTAACCTGAAGAAAGAGGAAGTCATTCCGCTGCTTAAGCGCGTGACTACTCCGACGACCATCTACAAGAAACAGAAACTAGATCGTGATGATATCATCGACATTGTCGATCTTGATATTGTTGCGTGGCTTAAAGCCGAGATGCGCACGATGCTGGATGAGGAAATTGCTCGTGCGGTTCTGATTGGTGATGGCCGCCAGATCGACGACGAGGACAAGATCAACGAGGACTGCATTCGTCCGATCGCGTATGACAATGATATGTATGCGCATCAGATTCTGCTTCCCGCAAACGTTGTCGGCGACGCAATGATTGAGGGCATTCTTCGTGCTATGCCGTTCTATAAAGGATCTGGCAATGTGACCATGTTCACCACTACGGCGATCCTGACGGATCTTCGTTTGGTTAAAGACGCGTATCAGCGTCGTATGTACCCGACTGTTGCTGATGTTGCAGCGGCGGCTGGCGTGGACAGAATTGTTGCCGTTGAGGTTATGGAGTCTATTCCGGACATCATCGCCATCATTGTCAACATGAGAGACTATACCATCGGCGCAGATCGTGGCGGAGCTGTCGAGTTCTTCGACGATTTCGACATCGATTACAACCAGTACAAATACCTCTTGGAAGGCCGCATGTCTGGTTGCTTGACCCATCCCAAGTCTGCTCTTGTCATCAAACGTACTCCTGGCACCTTGGCTACTCCTGCGGTTCCGACTTTCGTACCGGCTACAGGCGTGGTTACCATCCCGGCGACGACTGGTGTTGTCTATAAACAGGATGGTGTGACTGCTTCTGCTGGTGCTCAGGCCGCTATTGCTGCTGGTGCGAGCACGATCATCACTGCAACTCCTGCTACCGGCTACTCCTTCCCGCACAACTTTGATGCTGATTGGACGTTCACTCGGAACGCATAATCAATCAAAATGGAAGGTGGAATCCTAGATGGCAAAGTTTTATGGGCCAGTAGGGTACGCAGAGAATATTGAAACGGACCCTGGTGTGTGGGAAGACCTTGTAACAGAGGTGTATTACTATGGGGATATTTTACGTAATAGCCAACGTTACATAGACGCACAGGGTCCGTCCAGTCTTAATGACAACCTTACTATTAATAACTTGGTTAGCATTCTCGCGGATGCGTATGCTTTCAAGAATTTCTTTGCCATTCGATACATCAAATGGATGGGGACCGCTTGGGAAGTTACAAAAGTGGAAGTCCAGCGGCCCCGTCTTATTTTGTCGATGGGAGGTGTGTATAATGGGAACTCGACAGAACCTGCACCTTCTCCTGCTTGATATAAGTACGAATGTGTACTTTCAACCCCCATCGACTCAAAGTATGGTGTACCCGTGTATCGTTTATGCTCGATCTTCTGGAAAAACCAAGTTTGCAAACAACGTACCTTATAACCACCACAAAGGTTATACTGTGACAGTTATCGCAAAGAGTCCGGATAGTGATATTCCAGACAAAGTTGCGGCGCTTCCAATGGCTGTCTTTAGTAGGTTTTTTGTGGCTAGTAATCTCAATCACTGGGCCTATACTTTATACTATTGAAGGAGGACATTTAAATGTCTAAAATCATTTGGGACGCTATTGGCGAGAAACTTTTCGAGCTTGGCATCGATCGTGGTGTTTTGTATCCGCGGGATGTCAATGGCGCCTATCCTTTGGGCGTTGGCTGGAATGGTCTTACTGGAGTAACCGAGAGCCCCGGCGGTGCAGAACTTACTGATTTGTGGGCGGATAACCGGAAATACGCTTCTATGCGTGCTGCCGAAACGTTTGCTGCAACGATTGAGGCGTTTACCTATCCTGATGAATTCGCGGCGTGTGATGGATCCGCGGAACTTGCTGCTGGCGTAATGATTGGCCAACAGGGTCGTGATGTCTTTGGCTTCAGTTATCGTACCTTGATTGGTAACGATGTTGACGGCGCTGATGGAGAAGGCGGGTATATGCTGCATCTTGTGTATGGTGCGGAAGCCAATCCTTCTGAGAAGGCGTATGCCACAGTCAATGATTCTCCCGATGCGATCACCTTCTCTTGGGAAGTCGTTACAACTCCTGTTCCTGTTACCGGTCATAAACCGACCGCGTGCCTTACTATCAACTCAAATAAAGTCGGTGCTCCGGCATTGGCCGCACTTGAGGACATTCTCTATGGCGTTGATGGAGTTGCCCCGCGTCTTCCGCTTCCCGATGAGGTTGCCAGTTTGATGCTTGGTGAGTCCGCAGCTCCTGTTACTGCTCCGACTTTCGTCGCAGCGACTGGCGTTCTTACTATCCCGACTAAGGTTGGTGTGGTCTATCAGATTGATGGTGTCACCATTCCTGCTGGACCGATGGCCGCCATTGATGGTGGTGTTTCTGTGCATCCTGTTGCCATTCCTGCTACAGGATACTATTTCCCGGCTGGTACGAACGACAATTGGGACTTCGTTAGCACCAAGCCTTAACCATTCCTGGTTGGTAATTAGTGGAGCTCTCTATAGTAGGGGGCTCCACTAATCTCAAAATTGAAAGGAGACTAAGGGTCATGCTTAAGAAAACGATTACCTACATGGATTATGACGACACTGAACGTAAAGAGGACTTCTTCTTTAATCTCAACAAGGCAGAATTGACCGAGATGGAACTGCAGATTCCCGGTGGGATGCAGCGACTTCTTGAGAAGATCGTCGCAGAGAGAGACTCCAAGCGCATTATTGAGCTTTTCAAAGACATCATCTTGCGCTCATATGGCGAGAAGACCGCCGATGGTAAGCACTTTGTTAAGTCTAAAGAACTTACCGATGCGTTTACACAAACGAATGCCTACAGTGAACTTTTCATGGAACTGCTTAATGACGCGGGTGTGGCGTCCAAGTTTGTTGCTGGGATTCTTCCGTCAACTGAACCCCAAGATCATCTAAAACCGGCCGTAACGGTGGTTCCTAAGAACCCGTAAAAAGAATGGAGGTGAGAGAATGCTTCAAGTAGTAATCCCCGAAAGTGAGTTTTATAATGAGGCCGAAGACCTTTTTATAACCACTAAAGAACAGGTTATCCAACTGGAGCATTCCCTTGTTTCCCTGTCCAAATGGGAATCAAAATGGAAGAAACCTTTCATCTCAAAAGAACGTCACACTTTCGAAGAGACGATAGACTATATTCGTTGTATGACAATGACGCAGAATGTTAACCCATTATGCTATAACGGAATTACTGATGAAATAGTTACTATAGTTGATGCGTATATTGACGATTCTATGACTGCCACATGGTTTAATAAGAAAAATCGTAGACCATCCAGTGAAGCGGTTACTGCTGAAATTATCTATTACTGGATGATTTCTTTAGATATTCCATTTGAGTGCCAAAAGTGGCATTTGAATAGACTATTAACTCTAATCCAGGTATGCAATGTTAAGAATGGTCCTGAGAATAAGATGGGTAAAAAAGAACTAATGTCTCGTAACCGTTCTCTTAATGCTGCTCGAAAGCAAGGGCTGCATACTAGCGGATAGAAGGAGTTACTAATGATAACATTTAAACACAGAGGAAACTTTAATAAAACAAGGATTTTCTTTGTTCGTATGATCAAGGCTAAATACCTGAGTGTTCTAGAAAAGTATGGCCAATTAGGAGTCGAGGCTTTAGCGGCGGCTACTCCTATCGATTCTGGATTAACAGCTGCTTCTTGGAGTTTTGAAATTGAGTATGGTGTCGATTCCACAACGATCAAATGGGCAAATAGTAATGTTGTTGGTGGTTGGGCGAATGTCGCCATTCTTCTTCAGTATGGACATGGGACTGGTACTGGAGGGTATGTTGAAGGAATCGACTATATTAATCCCGCATTGAAACCAATTTTTGATAAGTTAGCAGAAGATGTATGGATGGAGGTGACTGGATCGTGAGCAGCATTGACGAACGTATTGTACAAATGCAATTTGATAATAAACAATTTGAGAATGGCATTAAGACAAGTACTCAATCACTTAAAGATTTAGAGAAAAGTCTTGAGCTTAAGGATGCTGGAAAGAGTTTTCTAGCTCTTGAGAAAGCAAGTAAAGCGCTTAATTTTGACCATCTTATGAATTCTGTCGATACTATCGCAAAAAGGTTCACCTCTCTCGGAATCATGGGGAAAGCCGTTCTTGAAGATATTGCTAGATCTGCGTATAATACTGGTAAGCAGTTACTAAAGTCTCTCTCGGTAGATCAGCTTACTGAGGGATTTAGCAAATACGAAAAGAAGATTGCAAATGTTCAGGCCATAATGAATGCTACCGGGAAATCTGTTGACGAAGTAAATGGGTATCTCGACGAGCTTCTATGGTTCTCAGATGAGACTAGTTTTGGCTTTACTGATATGACCCAAGCCTTGGCCGGAATGACTTCGGCTGGTGGTGATATAGCAACTGTTATACCGTTGATTACAGGTATGGCAACTGCTACTGCTTATGCCGGTAAAAGTGCTGCGGACTATGGCTTAGCAATGCGTAACATTACCCAATCGTACCAAAAGGGATATTTAACTGGTATGGACTGGAAAAGCTTGGAGGGGGTTAGCGTTGCGAGCAAAGCTCTTAAACAAACTTTTATAGATACTGGCGTTGCTATGGGAAAAATCAAAAAGGGCGAAGTTACTCTCGAGAATTTTGTAGATACTTTAACAGATGATAAATGGGCAGATAAATCAGTAATGGAAACTACCTTAACGTATTGGTCTGCTGTGTCTAGTGAGGCATATGATTTAGTAAAATCTGGAAAATTTAAGACTACAAAAGAAGCCATAGAATCCCTCGCTGCAAAGTATTCCGAACTCCAAATGAATGCTGTAAAATCTGCTCAGTCAGCAAAGACGTTTACAGAAGCTATTAAGGCAACAAGAGACGCCGTAAGCACTGGCTGGATGAAATCTTATGAGATTATAGTTGGTAATCTAGTAGATGCAACCCAACTTTGGTCTAAGGTTACGGGCACATTATGGGAAACGTTTGCTTCGGGTGCGGAAGCTCGTAACGAGATGATACAGGGATGGCGAGATCTTGGGGGAAGAAACAGCCTTATAACCGGTTTAGTAAACTTGTACAATGCTTTAACCTCAATTGGAAAGATAATAAAGCATGCATGGGAAGTGATATTTCCTCCAGCTACAGCAGACAGTCTTTTCAATGTAACTAAGGGGTTCGAAGGTTTTACTAAAGGTATTCTAGATTGGTTATTTGCTATGAATGGCAGTACCACAAGGCTAGAGCAAATTGGTAAAATCTTTGAAGGGTTCTTTGGAATTTTAAGTATTGGCTGGAAAATTGTTAAAAGTGTATTTGGGGCTATTGGTAAGGCTATAGGATTTCTTCTTCCTGGTTCTGCTGTGGACAGTATACTCACTTTCTTTGCCAATGTCGGTGACGCGATTGGAAACTTTGCTAAGAATTTAGAAGTAAACGAAACTTTTATCGCAGTTTTCAAAGCGATTGGGGACGCCCTTGGCTATGCCGTCGGATTTATAGGCGCTGTTATAGACGTAATTCCTGGATGGATTGCCTCGCTTAATGTGTTCTTTAAGTTCTTGTTTAAAGATATTGGCGAGTCTAAGATTTGGGGTGGGATACTTACTGTAATACAAGAGACTTTCAATTTTCTTATCGGTTTTATACCAGCCGTTTTAAGCGCAATTCCGGGATGGATCTCCTCACTTGGTGTATTCTTTAAATTTTTGTGGGGGGATATTTTCGGAGACAAATACGTAACTGGTACTAAAGGTGGCGGTGGAACTCCTCCTGTAGTCGATTTCTTTGCTCAGATAGTTACCTTCTTAAAAGGTATCGGAACATCACTTGGCGGCGAATGGGTTAAAAGATTCGACCAAATTAGTAAAATCTTTGAAGGATTCTTTGGAATTCTTAAGATTGGTTGGGAAGTTGTTAAAAACGTATTCAAATCCATTGGCGTCGCATTAAGTGCGCTTGGCGGGTCCATTGAATCCGGTTCGATTTTCGATAGTATACTTGGTTTCTTTGCGGGGATTGGCACCTCGATCAGTGATTTTGCCAAGAATCTAAAGACAAACGAAACTTTTATCGCATTTTTCAAAGCGATCGGAGATGTCGTTGGGCCTATTGCTGCGGCACTTCCGGGGATTGCTAAGAGTATTTGGGAGTTCTTCAAAACTACGATCGCATCAATCAGAGGTTCTGAGGTATTTAAGAAAGCTAAAAAGATATTTCTTGACTTTATCTCAGCTATTCCGACTATTATTGCTGCTATCTGGCAATTTGCTAAGGGTATCTATGTCTGGTTAACAACGTCCGAGCAAGTTAAAGGCTGGGTTAAAGCAATTACCGATTTCCTTGCTCCAGTTATTAATCTTTTAAAGGGCTGGGCCAAAACAGTTGGAACGGCTCTTCGTGGTCTCTTTGGGGCTAAGGGATTAGACACGACTAAGAGTTTCTGGCAGTTACTTAAGGAACAATTTGCCACAAAAGAGGGCGCCTCAGAGTTTATCGACAACGTGGTTGCCCTAGTAAAGAGTGTTTGGGCGTCAATAAAGGCCAAGGTTGTCGCTATATTTACTGGTAAGGGTGGCCCAGATACGTGGCTTAGACTAGCTTCTGGTGGTGCTACCGACTTTTCATTCACAGATAAAAAGAAGCCAGGTTTCTTTGCTGGCCTTTTCGGTTTCTTAGGAGAACTAGTGAAGTGGCTTGGTGCTAATTGGGGCTGGATAATTGCTGGTTTGGGTGCAGTGGCTCTTATTAAACTCGCATTCGCAGTTACAAGGGTTTTAGACATTTTCGGAGGTATTGCCGGGACTATAGTGAATTTCAAAGCCGCTGCGCCAATCATTGTCAAGAAGAATATTGGTGACACTTTCCTTAAAGTTGCTGGGGCGATAGGTATTATTGTCGCGGCGATATATTCGATAACTCTTATGGCGAAGGATTCGAATTTTGATAAAGCATTAATGGTTGTTGGCGGTATTGTTGCTGTATTAGCTGGATTAGTGGTATTAGACGCAGCAATCAATAAGGCAGCTGGCGCCGCGTCTTTAGTAAAGAAACCCAGTATGGGCGGCATTGGTACTAGTATGCTTGCAATGGCCGGAGCAGTAATGCTCATTATTATGGCCGTACAGAAGATGAAGACTATTCTGGATTCTGTTAAAGGTAAGTTCTTAGAAGAGATGGGCCCTGCTTTGGTTGCCGTTGGTGCTATATTACTTGCACTCATTGTACTCTCTAAGATACCTGGCGGTGGGGGTATTAATGGTAACTGGAAGAGTATTATAGCTACTGCTGCCGCTGTCTGGATTATCGTCCGTGCTCTTAAACCTATTATTGGTGTGGAGTGGGAAGATATTAAGAAAATGGGCGCCGTTCTTGGCGGAATAACTGTAGCAATCGGTGCTTTAATATTGATAAGTAAAATAGGTGGCGGTGGTAAAGGTAAGATTGCGGGTATTATAGGACTAGCTCTTGGTATCGCGCTTCTTATTGAGGTATTAAGACCATTGGTACAATACAAAGATGAAGACCTTAAAAAGATGGGTTGGATTCTTGCAGGAGTTGTACTAGCCCTATCTATATTTATCAAGTCAGCCAAAGGAATGACTTGGAAGAGTGCTGGCGCAAGTGTCCTTCTTATGATAGCTTTTGCTGGAATGATATACTTATTAAGTAAAGCTTTAGTTAGGATTAAAGAAGTAGACGAGAAAAAGATAAGCGCGTTCACTACTGGGCTAACAGCCTTTATGATTGGCTTTGGAATCTTCTTAAAAGCAAGTAAGAAAGCTGGTTTAAAGGGCGTTGGCGTCGCATTGTTAGCAATGGTCGGACTAATTGCGATTATTTCACTTGTCGCCATTGCGTTTAGTGCGCTAAGCAAAGATCAAGGGATTAAAGATTTCTTAAATGGCGGCGCAACATTCCTCGGTGAACTTGTTGGGAACTTTACAGGAGCAATGAAGGCGGCCGAGTTTAAAGGTTTCTCCGCAGGACTAGCGGGGTTCAAAGATCTTAAAATCGATCAGGCTGCTATACGCAACGCAACTGACGCTGGGAAAATACTTTCCGACTTTTCTGAAACTCTCCCAAAGAAGGGCGTGGTTCAACAGATACTCGATTGGCTTGGCGCGTCTAATTTAGCAGTCTTCTCAAGAGACATCGGGTTATTTGGCGAGGGGTTTGCTTCCTTTGCGGCGTCTATGGGAAAAGTAAAACTTTTGGATATTCCTCTTCTTGCTTTAAAAACGGGCGGGGCTATACTCATTGCGGAAGCCATGGGCGCATTCGATGCAGGTCTTGAGGGTGTTGGTACTTTTACTAGGATAGCCTCATTACTCGCGGGAAAAAGCATGAGCAACCTGGCTCTATTTTCAGAAGACTTAGCGTCATTCGGTACCGCGTTTAATGCCTATGCTGTGTCTATGGATACATTAGCTGTTAACAAGGCACTAACTGCCGAAGAGTTGAAAACGAAGACTGACTTTGCATTGGATATTGCTGGGTCGATAGCGCTATTCTCAACAGGTCTTGACGAGGTTGGGTTAGTTACTTCGATAACTTCCTTGTTCTCTTGGATAGCTGGAATGAGCAGTACAAGTGGGCTTGGGTTACTTTCAAAAGATATGCCAGCTTTTGGTAAAGCGTTTGAGACGTATAATGATACTATGAGCAAAATGCCAGAAGTTGACGAGACACTACTAACTGGTAAAACAAAGGCCGCAATAGCAATTGCTCAGCAAATAGTCGATTTTAATGCTGGCGTAGAAGATCCTGGTGACTTATCTAAGATTAGTACGTGGTTTACCACACAAAGTGCAACTAAATTAGGAATGTTTTCTAAAGACATGGCGGGTTTTGGTACAGGTTTTAACACTTTCGTTACGGCCATGACGCCAATACTAGAAAACATCACTCCATTATTGGGTGAGAAAACAACAGCAGCCATAGCAATTGCTCAACAATTAGTTAATTTTGAAGGTGGTATACCCACATATGAGCCTTTAACTAAGGTTACTACTTGGTTCACAGATGTACCGGCGACAGAACTAGCTCTTCTTTCTGCGGGAATAGCGGCATTTGGACCAGCTATGAACGCGTATGTTACTGCCATCGACCCAATAAAAGAAAAGCTTAACGGGGATTTGGAAGCCAAAACAAAAACTGCTATAGCTATAGCAAAGGCGATTTCTTTGTTCGAAACTGAGGATTTACCGCCGGTAGACTTGAATACCATAATCCCAGAATGGATACTTGGAACCAGTCCAATAGTTGAAAATGCTAAGGACATGGATGCTTTTGTAACTGGGTTTAATGAATTCGCTATTGGGATGGAAGGTATAGACGCAATCACCAATCTTAAAGGTTGGGAGGGTAAATCGGCATCAGCTATAGCCATTGCAAAATCTATATCAGACCTTGCAACTAATCTACCCCCAATAAGTGGTGACGAATTATTAAATAACTGGTTGCTTAATCCTGACTATACAAAACGTTTTAATCGAGTAACAGAAAACTCGGCTAAGATGAGGGATTTCGCCATTGGGTTTAATGAATTTGCTACCGAAATGATGAAGCTAACGGTTCCTGAAGGGTTCGCCACCCAGGTCGATGTGGCAGTGGGATCAGCTAATAAAGTTGGCGACGCTATAGCTAGTCTGTCTGTTGGCATAACACCCGAAAAGGTTCAAGTTTTAAAAGCTGCACTTTCTGAACTTTCTATAGCATTCGCAACTAGTTTCTATACTGGAGTCCCATTAGGAATTCAAAATGGAACCGATCTGGTATTAGAACAAGTACGACTTGTGTTGGCCGCCAGTGTTCTTACGGCGGATTCTTTTGCTGGATCGGAGGGCAGTGAGGGTGGAGAAACCTTCTTTAAAGCTGGTGTAAATGCGGTTCAAGGATTTGCCAATGGTGTTGCTTTGTCAACTTGGATTGCAGAGAATGCCGCGTGGAACATGGCTGATGCTGCAATTACTGCAGCTATGGATGCGCTGGGAGAAGGGTCTCCTTCGGCTAAATTCGAGGATATTGCCGATAATGCTGTACTAGGATTTGTAATTGGTATGGATAAAAACACTAGTAAAGCTGAGAAAGCAGCAAGGGTTATGGGCGAAGGCATTACATCTGGACTTCAACGAGGACTGGGTAATGCTAAAGATGTATCATCTGGATGGCTTAGATTGGCCACAGCTGGAGATACAGATTTCTCATTCCAGCCATATGTTGACGAGACTGTAAAAACTATAACCACGGCTATTCCAGGATCGAAATCTTTTATAGACGGTTTAAAGGACGCTTATGGCACTGTCATTGGAAAAGCTCCTGTTGATTCTTATATGGATAGTACTAAATTAAAACCGTCACTTTCACAAACCATAAAGGGAGCTTGGCAAAATCCTCTCGACTGGTTTGCTAACCTATTTGGCGGATCAAAAACTCCTACTGTTAGTATGGGAGGGTTACATATTGCCGAACGGGATGAAGCGGCTCGTCTTAAAGCCCTCAATCCACCCAAAGGTGTCAGTACTAAAAGAACTATCGAGCGTATTAACTGGTCTGAGACTGTGGGCAAATCTCTTAGTCAAATGCGAGACATGTCCATTCTTGCTAATAAACTCGATCATTTGGGTGAGGCCGTAACTAACATGAAGATTGTCATGAACAGTGGAGTTGTTGTCGGACAAATTAGAAGCGAAATGGATAGACAACTCGGTGTTCTGGCACAGAATGCGGGAAGGAGGAACTAATGTGTATCATTCAATAACCTTTGGTATTAAGAATACTTGGGATGATTGGCACTTAATTCCTTCTTCCCGACCCATATTTGCACCAGCCCCATTGAAAACCAACTATGTAGACCTACCTAATACAGATGGTCATATAGATTTATTAACGAGGCTTGTAGGGGCTCCTACGTACGCTAACCGAACTGGTTCCTTCGAATTCATCGTAGCAAACGAGTATTGGAGTTGGGAAGTAGCATATTCGACAATTCTAAACTACTTACATGGCCGAGCAATGCATGCAGTACTAGAGGACGATCCTTTATATTACTATGATGGACGTTTCGGAGTAAACTCGTGGCAGTCTGACAAAAACTATTCCTTAATTGTTATTAACTATAACGTTATTCCTGCTAAACAATTAGTGGGAGGTGTATAGTTATGTATCATTCAATAACATTTGGAGCAAAGAATACTTGGACGGATTGGCATTTGGTTCCATTAACACGTCCAGTCTTTAATCCTCCTCCTGTAAAGACAAAGTACGTAGAGATTCCAGGAGTGTCAGGAGAGTTGGACGTGTCTACCTTACTAGCAGGTCGGCCTATATTTGGTAATCGAACTGGCTCGTTTGAGTTTGTCGTGTATAGTGATACTTATAGTTGGCTAGACGCATATTTAGCCATCGAGACTTACTTGCATGGCAAAGAGAAACAAGCCATTCTAGAAGACGATGACATCTGGTATTACGAAGGTATATTTGTACTAAATCAGGTTAGTTCTGAGAAGTCGTTCGCCAAAATTGTAATCAATTACGACGTTAAACCATACAAAAAACGGATAAATACTGCCTGGCTTTGGGATCCTTTTGACTTCGAAACTGGGTACGTTCCTGGCAGCGATGGTACTTTTATAGTAAACGGCACAGATTCTATATTAGTCCAGATAACCGGGGATCCACAAATAATTATTCCTACTTTTACCACATCTGCTGCAATGTCTGTGAAATTTGATGGACATGAGTATCAACTTCCTTTAGGACTTAGCCGTGTTCACGATATAGCGATTACAGAGGGTCTTAATTCACTGCTCTTCTCTGGAGTAGGGAACGTGACTATTGGGTACAGAGGGGGTAGTTTGTAATGTTTACAATTTATGCTGGTAATAATCTGTTATATTCTAGCGAGTATCAAGAAGATGAATTTCTAGTACTATCTCCAACCTGTAGTAGAGAGATTGGCAAGTCTGGGTCAGTAGATTTTATTCTATTACCAGGTCATTATCTTTACAACACAATGGAAAAATTGGCGACTAAAGTCTATGCCTACATGGACGAGGTTGAGATATTTGGTGGCCGAGTTCTAAACTGGGATATTGACTTCTACAAGCAAAAAACTGTTCATTGCGAAGGTAGATTGTCATATTTACTCGATACACTTCAGCCACCAAGAAGTGAAAGTAGGACTGTCGCGACTTATTTCGCCGCTTTAATTCTAGAGCACAATCTACAAGTGGAGGCCGACAAGCAGTTTGTAATTGGTGTCGTTACTATTCCTGCTGCAGAGACAGTGGCCCGGATTACAAGCACCACTTATAGAGATACTAGAGAGGCTATCGACAGTGACCTAATTGAGAAGTATGGTGGCTTTCTTAGAACTCGGACTATATCTGGTGTAACCTATATCGATTACATCGATGAGTATGATCTCACAAGTTCTCAGACTATTGAGTTCGGTTCTAACTTACTCGACCTTTCGCAAAGTATCGCAGCGGCAGACATGTTCACTATGTTTCTCCCAACTGGCGATACGGTAGAAGGTAGTGTTGAAGGAATGCCACCATTGCCGGTAACAATCGAAACCGTGAACGATGACAGTAAGCTCTTAGAAAATCTTGCTGGTGTGGAGAAGTATGGTCGGATTGTTCATACGGAGAATTTTCCCGGGGTTACAGATCCAGCAGAACTTAAGTCAAAAGCGCAATCATATTTTACTAGGTTCTACAAAGAACCACCCATAACGTTAAACATTACAGCCTTAGATCTCCATCTATTTAACACATCTCTTGACCGTTTTATGGTCGGTTATAAGATGCATACCATATCTTCACCGCATGGTATCAATGTAACTTTGACTTGCCTAAGTATCAAGTACGATCTTGAGAATGTTGAGAAGACCGAACTTGTAATTGGAACTTTCTCAAGTAAACCCGCGGTGAAGATAAGTTCGAAAGTTGGTAAAGCAACCGGTGGAGGTGGCGGTAGCGGCGGTGATGTCGGCGAGCAGTTTAAACATATTAAACAAGATAAGGATAACTATGTAATAACTGCTAAAAACATAGGTCTTGTTGCCGAGCAAATTCTACTCGAGTCCACAGCAAGAACAGCAGAAGGCGTGGATATGCGGGCGGCTATTACTGTAGAAGCTAACAAAATCAATGCCGAGGTAACAAGGGCTAGTACAGAAGAAGGGAACCTTGCTGGGAGAGTCACCATCGAAGCAGACAGAATTACAGCCGAGGTTACAAGATCTGGTTTGGCTGAGGGCGATCTCAGTGGTAGACTCACTATCGAAGCTGATAAAATTAATGCCGAAGTAACAAGAGCTAGTACTGCTGAAGGAACTCTCAGCGGCCGTATCACTGTTGAGGCTGATAAAATAACCGCTGAGGTAACGAGGGCAGGCACTGCAGAAGGAGTTCTTACTGGTAAAATTACTGTTGAAAAAGATCGGATTACTTCTGAGGTAACAAGGGCGGGCATTGCAGAAGGTCTACTTAGTGGACGAATTACAGTTGAGGCTAATAGAATTACAGCTGAAGTAACTAGATCTACTGCTGCAGAAGGACAACTTAGTGGTAGAATTACGGTTGAAAAAGACAAAATTGATATCGAAGTAACACGTGCTGTAGGAATGGAAACAAGTCTTGCTTCTAGAATCACAGTAACAGAAGGCAATATTGCTTTAACTGTTCGTAAAGGCACGGTCATCTCAGAGATTAATGTCAGTACTGAAGCGATCAAAATTAAGGCTGCCCAGATTATTCTGACTGGTACAAATGGCATTATAGTTCAAGGCGCTTTGACTGTTCAGGCGGAACTTAGCGCAGCCAATGCTTCAATTCAGAATCTTATAAGTGGAATTGCGCATTTTGATCTTATTCATTCACTCGGGATCATTCATGCCGACGGAGTTATGTATAGTGATGGACTAGATGTAACTGGCAATGGAGATATTAGTGGTACTTTGTGGGTTCATGGTGCTTTTACTGGATTAAGCGCAGTTTTAAGTGCTCGGTTAACAGCATTAAATTTGACAATAACTGGGTCCGCTACAATGGCCGCCATTAGTGCTACTACTCTTGCTCTTAGTGGCACTGCTACTATGAAAAAAATTACTGCTACTGGTGATATCAATGCAACTGGTAATATTACAGCAGGTGTTGGTCTCTATGGAGATCTTATAACTGTTACTGGAAAAGTAACGTGCGGGTCTTTAACTCTTGGCGCAGAGATTATTACTAAAAGAAGTAAAACTGTAGTGACGGATGTATCGCTTGATAAGGGTTATGATTATGCTCGAAACGCTTCAAATACTGGAACTATGCAAGTATTGACGATTTGTAATATTATCAAGACTACTTCGATAATCTACTACTTAAGCGATGAATAAAAATTGAAAGGGGACCCAAATGCTTGAAGTAATTAATGGTCTACTCACTTCTCTGAATCTGATCGAGGTGCGCGGCTCACAAAATCTGGCTCTTCTCTACAACGCTATTGACACTCTTAAACAAATGCGTGATGCATATTCTAAACCTGTAGCGCAAGTTCCAGTAGAGAATAATGCAGTTGCTCATGTAGGAGAAGCAAAGGAGGAACCGAATGTGGAAAATCCTACTCAATGACGGGTCAGAGTATGTGGTTAAATGGTGCGGGGCTAATTCTGGGGTTTTGTGGATTGACGGTCTTGTAATGACTATTCTTGAAGCAATTCCTATATTTTCAGATCAAACTAAAACCTCGCACATCATTGCTCCTGGAAATGTCTCGCACGATGGCTACATAAATTTAATTCATATTAGTGCGGCAGATGGATTGGTGAAGGTAGCCTTACGTCAGTAAGGAGTGGTTAGTGTATGAGCATTACGCAAAATCTAATTGATATTCTAGCTGCTCGATACGGCAGAGACGTACGCCAAGCCATTCACGATGGTATTCAGCAATGTTATATTGACGCTATACAGGGTATCCCGGGACCGGCAGGGCCACTTGGTCTTACCGGTCCTGCGGGCCCTCAAGGGCTTCAAGGAATCCAAGGTATTCAAGGATTAATTGGTTTAACTGGGCCAATTGGTTTAACAGGACTTCAAGGTATCCAAGGACTTCAAGGTATCCAGGGGCTTATAGGAGGCACTGGCCCGCAAGGTGCTCAGGGGCCTACTGGTCCGACAGGTCTTCAAGGTATCCAGGGTCTTCAGGGATTAGTGGGGGATACTGGTCCTCAGGGAATTCAAGGAGAAATAGGCATAACTGGCGAGATAGGACCGCAAGGAATTCAAGGTCCTATAGGAAATGCTGGGCCTCAAGGGTTACAAGGGATTCAAGGTATCACAGGAGAGACTGGTCTTCAGGGTTTAACAGGCGAACAGGGTCTTCAAGGGATTCAGGGTGCCCAAGGAGTAATCGGAGAGACCGGCCTTCAAGGCCTTCAAGGCATTCAAGGTCCAACAGGATCTCAGGGAATAGTAGGAAACACAGGGGCAACTGGCCCAACCGGCGCAACCGGTCCTCAAGGTCCTGGTATTACCGATATTCTTAAGACTGCTGGAACAGGTGTTGGAGGAACTCTTGACACCTATACTATTTACTATGCTGACGCTAGTACATTTGATTTCTATGTTTACAATGGCGAAGACGGAGCAGCGACGGTCTTAGCTAATGCTCGTATGTTTACTCTTGGGTTAACTGGTAAGCCTTTTGATGGCTCAGCAGACCTTGAATGGACACTAGAAGAGATTGGTGCTGCTGCAGAACTTCATCAGCACACTATTGGCGATCTTACTGATTTTCCTTTAGTATTTACTCCCGATATTCATGCGCATTTGGTCGCCGACATTACTGATTTTCCTTCAGTGTTTACTCCCGACACTCATGCGCATTTGGTCGCCGACATTACTGATTTTCCGCTATCCATGCCTGCTTCAGATGTCTCGGCATGGGCTAAGGCTGCTACAAAACCTTCGTATACTGCTACTGAAGTAGAAGCTTTACCAATAATCGGCGGTACTCTTACTGGCATTCTTAGAGTAAAAAATGTCGGAACACATAATACCGTTGTTCAAAATAGTACCATAGATGGAGAATTCCTATTTGGTGGTTCCTTAACAGATGGAGGTGCGGTTGGTCCTTATATTCGTGTTGGGGTAGCTAAACTGCAATATATGGACGGAACGACGCAGTCTGATATTTTACACCTTGGCCGTGCTACTCTATTGGCCGATATTGGAGCCGTTCCTTTGGTCAATGCTATGACAGGGCCAACGAAGCAAACAAATCTAAATGACGCCACGGATCTCTGGGCACTTTATTCAAGCTCAGCCACTAATAGTCCTACCGCGCATTATTACTATGTCCAGACAATTAGCTATCAAAGCACTAGTAACAAGTTCCAAGTTGCTTATGGGTACAATACATCAGCGGTTTACTATCGTAGATGCTATAGCACTGTTTGGTCAGCATGGATTCTACTCGGATAAGGAGGTATAGCATGAAAATCAAAGCAAATGGAATTGAAATCGACAATGTTACCGTGCATGAAGAACGTCAACTTGTGGTGCAAGAAACAAGTCCAACATTGGCTATGGACGACCGCCCTATTCGCCGAATAAATCTACCAACAGGAATATCGGACGCCATGGTGACTGCTCTCAAAGCAGGACCGTGGACGGTCACAGATAACGCAAAGAAGGAAACCGTGCATACTGGGTTTAACCAGTTATTACGCCATGAAATTGTATTCGCGGGATGGGACGACGCTCCAATATTGCAGACAGTCAAAGCGCTCCAGACAGAAAACGCGAACCTTAAAGTGCTTCTGGCTGCGGCTGAAGCAAAGATACCTAAGTGAGTATACAAGGAGTTGATTAATCATGTTTGCAAGTGATAAGATGCTAGCCTATGCACGAGAACAGATTGGCGAACCCTATGTGTTTGGGCACTCTGGTCCGGACGAATGGGACTGTTCGGGGCTAACTAAGTCGGTAGTGCGATTACTCGGTTATATTTGGTATCATGGCGCCACCCAGCAATGGTTGCGTGGCTTTATGATAAAAACCCCAACAACTTGGTATGGATATTGGTCTGATAGTGGTCCAATAGATACCTTACCGAGAAACAAATTCGCGTTTCTGTTTAATCAAGATAAGACGGTGACAAGCAGGGTTGTGATGTCGCACACTGGCCTTTATGACGGACGTGGTAGAGTAGTACAAGCGGGTGGGTACGGTGGAAAGGGCGTACATGAAAACCCGTTTGACGAACGTAGATTTACACACTGGGCAACATTGAAAGGAGCAGAAAACATTATGGATGGTATTGGATTGGGACAGATTGGGGTCCCGGTAAAGACTCTTCAAAACACGTTGGTTGGACTTGGCTATGACTTGGGATCTTTTGGAGCCGACGGTAACTTCGGGGCAAAGACCTTGGCCGCAGTGAAGAAATTCCAGATCGATCACAAACTACCCGTTACCGGTGTATGGACAGACGCGGAACGAGCCGCCCTGCCTGTTGAACCGATTGTGGATGTCTTGGGGGCTCTAACTAAGATGGACAATCTACTGGTGCAAATGAAAGCACTTGTAGACATGGTTCGTTCTGCCAAGTAAAATTATATTTAGGAGGATACTATCATGGCAAAGACAGGAAAAATGGTAGTCGTGGAAAACTCAAACGGAAGAATGGCCGGTGTTCGTCTTCGTGCTAGGCCGAATCCCACTTCGCCTATCGTTGCAAATGTTCCTGTGGGGATTTCTCTCGAGCATCTTCAGACCATGGAAGACTGGGCAGAAGTCCAGTATGGAGCCATCAGTGGCTGGTTGGAGGTCGCATATTTAAAAGGTCTTCCGAAGGCTGCAGAAGTTACTCTCGAAGACAAAGTGGCCATCCTTTGGAGGGACTATTTGAAAGGATGATCCTATGATCGACTTTAAAGCAATTCTCGATGCTATAGTTCAGTATGGGACTCCTCTCGTGGTCGTGGTGCTTCTCATTATTTATATTCGAGATCGCGCAAAAACTCGTAACAAAATTACGGATAAACGAGAGGAAGAAGATGCCGAGCAGGGAAGTCAGTGGGCAGAACTAGCTTATGATACTGTTCGTACTGCTTTGAAAGACAATAAAGTTGAAGCTTCACTTCAACAAGAAGGGCAAGAGAAGGTAACTGCTCGCTTCGACATGGCAAAACACACATTAATGAGGACGGCATTAAAGAATAGCGGTGGGGCAAAGCGTATTCTATATTTTGCATACCACAATGGTGGAGACGACTACGAACGCAATCCTTTTAAAAGAATGTCGTGTGAGACTGAAGTGGTTGGCCCTGACGTACCGCCTATTCAGAACAAGTATAACAATCTTTTCAGGACGTTCTTATATCCCGTCTACACCCAGTTTAATGCGGGTAAATCCGTGGCAATCACCAACATGGAACTATATAAAGAGAGTGATCCCGGCTTCTACACTACTATGACCCAAGATGGGATCGGTGCATTCTATGCCGAGCCAATTAAAAATGAGAGGGGTAACACTTTTGCTTTCATTGCATACTGTTACTCCGATCCGCAAACGAATGCTGCTATCCCAGAGATGGTGGACAATACTGCTCATCGACTTGAAGGCTTGTACATGACAAAAATTAAAGGAGGTACCCCATGAGACGACTCGTTGCAATGCTTCTACTGCTCCTTATGCTGCTACCCATTATGGGCGTAGTAGCTGAGGTGGTGGTTCCTACTGCCGAACCGGTTGTGGTAATCGTCCCTGAGCCGCAACCATTTTTCAATCTGACCAACATTGTGGTAGCGATTATTGGCGTATGCGCCATGGTTGTGACGCGATATTTGGTTCCTATGTTCAAAGCAAACGCCTCGGAAAGCACACAAAACTTTGTATCAGTTGTTGTATCTATGCTCGTTTACGCCGCCGAGCAACTTTATAAGGGTGAAGGTCGCGGTGCAGAAAAAATGATGTGGGTAAAGGGTGAACTGCAAAAAAGGGGGCTAGACATTGATATCGCCGAAATTGAGGCGGCGGTGATGGCCCTTAACATGGAGCAGTGGGCTATATTCGCTGATACTGGAACGCTACTTACTTCAGAAGAAGAAGAATCTCCGGAGCCCATTAAACTATAGGTTATATTTGCGATAATTACAAAGCCTATAACGGGAAGCATCAAATCATGAAAGGAGACGATGCATGTTTAATGGGATAACCGATTGGATGAAACGCCGGAAACTGGAGAAACAGATCGCGGAACGACTGACGACATTGATAGAGAAATCAAATACTGAAGAGGAACTTTCTAGACTGATTATGCTAAAAGAAAAGGCTAACCAAACCAAGAAAAAGAGTTTGTTTACGCCCGATACTTTGCTGATCGTCGGGGGGAACCTTGTGGGCATTTGGATGATCTTGAAATTCGAGAAGTTCGAACCGGTCGTATCAAAAGCTTTTGGACAACTTCTGAGGGGTAGGCTATAAACTGAACTGTTACTAAACGACTTAGATGCTTCTCTTAAAAGGGTATGTGAAAAACATACCCTTATTTTTTTCCCTAAAATTTCCCCGACGGGATTTTTGGTAAAATGTTTTCTGCGAGAAATACATACCCTATAATGAGAAGGATTGGGAATTAACCCGATAGAGGCATAATGTTAGTCGCACACGCGCGGTATGTTAGCTATCCTAATAGTTCAATAGTTAGAACGCCATAGCAATATGGAAACGTAAGGTCAGAGCTTACAGATCCTTTAATTTTTTTCTCGATATTTACAGGTCCTATAATGAAAGGAAGGTGCACTTATATGGACGAGAAATTGATTGTTATCTTGGAGAATTTGAAAGAGTTGATTCTGGATCGATATAGGGCGGTTGCGGCTTTAGACAAGCTTCTTTTGGAAATCGAGGGGTACTCTAATGCAGAGGACCCAATTTACAAAAAGATGTTTGTCAAGGTACAACTAGCTTATTATAGAGATTCCACAAAAAGCGACTTTGAGAGGAGAGAACTTGAGATCTTCAATAAACTTATAGAAGTAAGCCTATTCTAGTGAGATTTGGCTACGGAAACGTGGCCTCTCTTTTTACGATATTTACAAGTCCTATAATGGAATTAAATATTAGGAGGGTATTGGAATGAGCGAGATCAAAAAGCAAATGAAGGAACTTAACGAACAGAAACACGTACTAATGGGGAAGCTTCTCAACCTTTTGCTCGTCTTTGGATTTTCGATGGTCGGCTATGCATACGTATTCTCGATTAGTGGAATCTTTTTCAAGATACTAGTCGGGGTAATGTATGTTGGACGGCTTTTCGATGTCATACAGGAAGCTGGAAGGTCGATAAACGTTATCAAATTAGGGAATGCTGTTCTTAAGTTAGGGAAATTTGCTGACGAAATCGAAGCCAAATCAACCACTTCAGAGAAACAAGACTAAAGGTCTGGCTACGGAAACGTAGCCTTTCCTTTTCTTACGAGAATTACAAGCCCTATAATGGAACGAATACTATATTTAGGAGGAGACTGAAGTGTTTATGAGTTTGTTACTGCTTGCCCTTGCGGTTGCGATTGGGATGTTGCTGGCTTACGGTGTGTTGTTTGCGATTGGGCTTAATAAGAGATTTATTAAGTTCATGGTCAAACGGATGCTAAAAGCCACAGCCGAACTTTCCGATGTGGGGTACGGACTGGAACTCGATTTCACTAAGCCCGAACTTGAAAAGGTAAGGACCTAAAGATTTGGCTACGGAAACGTAGCCTCTTCTTTTTGTGATATTTACAAACCCTATAATGGAGAGAGTCCTTGTGGTTAGCAAAGTAGTGCCCCATCCGGCATGTAGAATGATGGAAAGCGAAACGTATGCACACAAGGGCTCTTTCTTTTTGTGAGAAATACAGAGCTTATAACGGAAGGTCTATAAATCGAAAGGAGAACTACTGGTATGAGCTTTTTGGCATTTGTTGGTATGCTAGCACTCGTCTTGTTTATATTCAAGAATGGGATGCGGGCTATCAGACTGGTGTTCAAAGTTTCACGACATTTGTTTGACCGAGCAGAGGAAAAGATCGAACACTGGATTAAGGGCTAATAGCTAAGGGCTAACAAGCCCTTAATTCTTTGCATAAGAAAGGAGGATAAAATGAAGGTACTTTTTCATCTATTCATGACAGTGATCACTGGGGGACTCTGGCTCATCTACTTGCTTGTGCGATATTTAGTGAGGAATAGCTAAAATGGGAGCACACAAGCATAACCCGACGGCTATATTAGCCAAAGAAGGAAAACTTCCGCCAAAGAAGCACCGGCCGACAAACGCTGAGATCAAGCGTTGGATTCGCGAAAAGATGAACGAAGAAATTGAAAATCGTATAATGAACGCTTTTCTTTGTGGCGATCCGGAGCTTGCAGAAGAAGCACGAAAAGCACGAGAAATACAGGGGCTATAATGAAGAGCTATTATGGCTCTATAAAAAAGGAGGAGGTCACCAAATGAAGAAGTTTCTGAGGAAGGCAAAGGTGATTGGGGAACTATTCGGAAAAGGAGTCGCGATGCAGTTCGAGTCTGACAGCGCTATGGCACTCGCTGGGGTAGTCGGGTTATATCAAGGGCTAAAGTACAGAGGTAGCTTGGCCCGCGGTGTTAAGGCTAGCGTAGCGGTGGTCGCAGTGCTTGGAACAGTCGACGGCATCAGAATGGTAATTAAGAATAGGGAGTTCATCAAAAGCGCCTAAATCAAATTGAGAGCAACGTGCTCTCTTTCTTTTCGTAAATGCTTGAAAGGAGCATACTATGGATTTCTCTGGGATTACTAGAATCGGAAAACACCTAGTGGGTGTTACCACAAAACACGCCCCAACCATATTTACCGTATTGACCGGAGCAGGCGTCATTGTGACGGTAATACTGGCTATTGACGCGACGCCGAAGGCTATCCATATTCTTGAGGAGGAACGTCATAGAGTATGGCTCGAAATTGAGAAAAATAGAGCACCGGACGATCATCATAAGTACTCTGAAAAAGAGTTTGTCATCTCAAGAATGGACGTTGTCAAACTTGTTTGGCGATGCTATATTCCAGCCGCAATTGCTGGGGTCGCCACAATCGGTCTTGGTATAGGCGCTAACTCAATTAATCTGCGTCGTAACGCGGCTCTTGCCAGCGTCTATGGCATCACTAAGGCCACTCTTAAGGAGTATGAGGATAAGGTGGTTGAGACCATTGGCGCAAACAAAGCTCGAAAGATTAAAGACGAGATTGCACAGGATCATCTGACTCGTAACCCTATAGAGAGTAATCAGGTTTTCCTTACTGGACGTGGCGAGATGCTATGTTATGACAAGTACTCCGGACGATATTTCAAGGGAGATATTGATAAAATACGCAAAACAGAGAACAAATTGAACAGGCAAATGTTGGCGGATATTTACGTTTCTCTCAATGATGTATATGGAGAAATTGGACTTCCCTATATTCCGCTTGGGGATGATGTCGGGTGGAATAGAGACTACACGCTAACATTTGTTGACCCCTTTCCTACTATGCTTTCTACGGACGAACAACCATGTCTAGTAATAGATTTTATGGTAGGACCTAAACCAGGGTACAAAGATCTATATTAATAGGAGGAAAGAATGGAAATCGACCAAATGGTTCAGTTTACTGTTTATCACCGCGCTGAGGGAACGTACGATTGCGTTGTTGAAGGATCTGGATATCTAAGCCCAAGGGCAGCAGTTAATGCAACAATGGATATTTTGCAGCAACTTGCGAAAATTACACTTCCTATAATGGAACCTAAATAAAGAAAAGGAGACTACAAACATGGCGAAGGACAGATCGATCCCCGAGGACACTTTTGTTCAGGAAAAGAGGGGCGCAAAGGTCAAACGCACTTACGAGAGGCATAAGTTTGCAACCGGCGTGGTTGTGGGCGTTGCTCTCGGACTTGTGGCGGACGTTGCTGCCGGGATTTTCAAGGAGAAGAGGGAAGCCGTGGCGGTTGAAAGCGATCCCTGGGTGGATGTCAACAAAGACTGAAAAGGGGTTCTGCAAGCGGGGTGTTATGGAAACATAGCACCTTAGCTTTCTCTTGAAAGGAGAAAAATGAAAATCTGTATTATAAAGGACGATCCTAAGGACCCCTTTGAAGGACGTATTACCTGCATTGTTGGAACTGGCCAAAAGGTAACCATACGTTTAGCCGAAAGTAAGGGAGAAGAGTCTGCTATATTTATTGATCCATCAACTATTCCCGGTAATGAATGCCAAGGTGATGGCATGGTTATTCCTCATGGGTATAACCAAATAATACTCTATCCCTAATCATGAGAATTACAAACGGTATAATGGAACTATATTAAAAAGGAGGATTACCATGGACGGGTTATTCTGGACTAAATTTGCTGTTGGTGCTATTGCCGCCGCTGGGACTACTGTTGTTGTGGACGCTGCCTATAAGTCGCTTGAGGATCATTTGCCGAAGAAGCCTATTGGAAAGGCTTTTGCGATAATTGGCGCAAGTACGTTGGTGGGCATCGCCGCAGTAGCAGCAGTGAAGTATACGGACAACAGCATCAACACAATTATCGAACTGAAGGACATCGTCAAGGAAAATCGGAAAAAGAAGAAATAGGGCCTAAAAAGGATTAAGGAAACTTAGTCCTTTTATATTTTTCAAAGGAGAAACCAAATGAGCGAAAAACCGGAAAACAAGATTCCTGATCTTCCCAGCAATTCTTATAAGAGCAAGCAGCAAAAGATAGACGATGTTCCTAAAAAGACTGTTGAGAAGGTCATTAAAGGAAAGGTTACGCAGAAGAAGAAGCCGCTTGGTAAAAGGTTTACCGAGACCTTTTTCGGTGGAAGTCTTGTTGGGACATGGAGATATCTTTGGCAGGATGTCCTGGTCCCTGCGCTGCAGAATCTTTTCATCGATGCGGTCAGAGGAGGAACTGAGAGACTGGTATTTGGTGAGAGGGTTACTGGACGGTATCGACCGCCAGAGCCAGGAAGACCGATTATCAACTATGGCCAGCATTATAATGCTAGTTCAGTATACAAGGGATATCCTACTGAGCCAGTAACTCAACCAAGACGAAGTGGGCGGTCATTTGAGAATCCCATATTTGTACCTCAAGACTATACGGAGAATGGTGTACTAAAGCATCAAACCTTGGACGATGCGAAGCACGATGCCCTAAATGTCTTGAGCTCTATGGCAGACTATCTCGGACGGTATCAGCAGGTCACAATTGGGGATTTCAATGACTTCGTTGGTGAGACCGGTGAGTTTACTGACATAAAGTGGGGCTGGCTTAATCTGGCAACCGCAAATGTCACAAGGGTACGAGAGGGCTGGGTACTTAATCTGCCGCCACCGGCATATTTAGAATAGGAGAAGACTATGACAGCAATGGATTATTTCAACAGGCATTCCAAGGCCCTACTCTATGAGCACAAGAATCCTCAGCGGCTTTCCGAAATCTCGGTCAAAGCTAAGCTGATGCAGGCTTTTCTGGACGAAGCCAAGGTTGGCGTTGAGGCCCGAGCAGGAAGAAGTGTTGACGATCAAAGGTCGGTTCTTCTTTTTCAGAATGAAAAGTGGAATGTCTTGGTTCGGATCTTCGAAAGAAGGTACCCGGAATACTCAGACTATCCGGTTGTCTACAACGAATTCCTAGTCGCGGCACAAAACACGTGGCCGAATCTCTTCGTACACGAAACAAAATAAAGGAGAAGAATAATGTTTAGCTTTGGTAATATTTCTGCAATCGTTACCCGGGGAGCTCTGCTGGCCAGAAAAGTCAGCCCAACGGGGCTTCTAATCCTTGGTCTTGGCGGTATTGTTGTGGGAACCGTCATGGCTTGTAATGCAACCCTCAAGGTTGAGGAAATCATCGACACAGCAGACGAGAAGATGGACAACATCGAGAGCATCCACGCAGATGAAGCGTACAAAGACAGGTACAGCGAGAGAGATTATCAAAAAGATAAGATGCTCGTCAAGGTACGGACAATCAAATCTCTGGTCAAGATCTATGGCCCGGCCGTCTTGGTAATGGTCGTATCTGGGGCAGCTATCGTGGGCGGTCATCATATTCTCACTGTGCGTAATGCTGGGTTGGCCGCTGGTCTTAAGGTGGTAAGCGCCGCATTCGAGAAGTATCGTGGCCGTGTAGTGCTGGCAGAGGGCCAAGCGAAAGACGATGAGTACCGTTATGGCATCGTTCAGAAACAGATTACCGAGACTGTTACGGACGAAGATGGCAAGGAAAAGAAAGTCAAGAAAGCTGTCAACTTCTCAGAGGAAACGGAAGGGAGTATGTATGCTCGGTATTTCCAGCCGGGGAATCCTAGCTGGGGAAACAATTTGGACGACAATCTATATTTCATCCAACTCGCACAGAATCATGCGAACGATTTAATAAAAAGCCGCGAAATCGTTTCTGGTCGGGGTAAAAATAGGAAGGTCAAGCCTGGACACGTATTCTTGAATGAAGTGTACGAGTCTCTTAACCTCCCGCACAGCGATATCGGAGCGCTTGTTGGCTGGGTTCGTGGTAGCGAAGTCGGAGACAAGGACATCGATTTCGGTATCAAGCCAATCATCAGCGACCTGAGTAATGGCCTGAAGTACGCGCCAAGGATCTTGCTCGACTTCAATGTTGACGGGGTAATCTGGAATCTTATTTGAAGGGAAAACGGACTCGAAGCCAAAGGGTCCGGTCATGAGTGGCAAGATCAACTAAACTATCCGGGACTATATTCTTACTATTGAAAGGAGAATCCATGTTAAAGCTGCCTCTCGGCGTAATGCCTAGATTCATATTCTACGAAGGTCGAATGCGTGATCTGTCTCGAGCAATCGAGGAAACGCTATGGCTGGTAGAGTGCCCAACGACTCAAGACTGGAAAAGAATCGAAGACTGGGCAACCGAGTTAGCTCAAACGGCGAGCATGATGAGGGGTGTCGGTAGTAGGCAACGCGACGATCCTTTGGCAAAAGGAAGAAAACTAGATGAAGGAGGATGACGTGGTAACCAATTATCTCGAGATACGTAAACTTGCGAAGCTGCTGGCGGACGCTGGGATCTCATTCTTCTTTCAAGAACTAACCAACGGCTATGCTATTATGTGTTTTGGCATGGCAATTCGAGAAATTGGAGACGTAAATCTATTTCTCCCCTCTTATGGGGAAGGCGCAGACCGTCTATCGGTTGAGAGATTAGCCGAGCCACCAAGAAGACAGACAGAGGTTTTGTTTGAGGGTAGGCTCGTTCCTTCCACAACTGTCTTCCTACTCTTGCAGAGTTTGCATGACAACACCGATACTTTCAAGAACTTTCTACGAACATGGAACTTTTCCGGACGTGTCGGAGAAGCCTATCAGGACGAAGCGCAGATGTACACCGATCAAAAAAGAAAGAGGAGCTTGAAATGACAAGGGATAAGACGGTTGGCGACGAGATCGACAGGCTTGACGCAGCAAAGGATGAGTCGGACAGTATGGTTCAGAAGCTTCAACACGAGATTGACGGAATGCGTCTTACCATCAATCAACTCCAAAACCGTTGCTGGGTTTTCACCTACGGTGTGGTCTGTAGGAACTGTGGCTGGAAAGACACCTGTACGCATGGGAAGGAGAAGCTGAAAGATGATGATCCCAGGTAACATGATTGTACAAGTGGGCAAGCGTTGGGAAGTGCAGGACGCGCATGGGGTTTGCATCTGCTCGGGGGACAGTAGAGCAGAAGCCATCTTAGCCTATGAAGACATAGTAGAGGATCAAGGCGATAACGGACTTGGTAAGTACGACCTGGACTAAATCATATTTGAAAGGA